TCAAATTAAAATTCTAATGAATGCTCATATTAATGAATATTCTGATATTAGGGCATTCTATGCAATTAGTGATACTGCAAACTTCGATCCAATCTTTATTCCATTCCCTGGGTATCTAAACTTGAATAATAGGGGTGAGGTTATAGCGGCTGCAGAAAGTGATGGACGACCAGATAAGTACAATCCTAAGCAAGATGCTGGTAGATTTAAACCCGATGAGATATCCTTTAGGGAATATACTTTTAGTGTAGAAGATCTACCAACATTTAAGCACTATAGGATTAAGTTTGTAATGACTTCAACCAATCAAACATGGGTTCCTAAAGCATCCGACCTACGTGTTATCACAATGGCATAATTATGAGTTACCTAAAGGTAAAAGATTTTTCAAATCTTGCTAGAGATCCAGATAGTGGTCAAATAGTCAATACTAATGATTCTGCATATGACCAGTATATTGCTCGTCGATCTGCAAAAAAACGTGAAAAACAAAAGCAAGTAGAAGTTGAGGGTGATTTAAATACTATGAAATCTGACCTTGATAACTTGAAAGGCGAAATTGGTGAAATTAAGTCTCTACTAAAGGAATTAGTCAATGGCCACTAAAAAAATTACATTTGATCCAGAATCTGGTGTTGCATATGCTGCCAATTTTGTTCTTAATGGTGGTTCTGATTTCACAGGAACTTTCGAAGTTGTAGATACTTCAGGAACTGGTTGGAATTTTTCTACAACTAATTCGGTTGGTATTGCTACAACTACAGGATGGACTGGATCATCTCAAATGACAAAGAGTGTCTCTGTTGGATCAACAGGGCATCCTGCAGCAACCTTTGTTGTTGGTATTGATACTACTAGTTCTACTGCAGGAAAGGTTACAATTTCATTAGGATCGACTGCTACCAGAACTTTAAGTGAAGGTAGATATGTATATGATGTTATTGTTAGTTCTGGATCGACATTTTATAGGATTGTTGATGGAACAATCTTAGTCCAACCAGGCATTTCGTCTGCAATATAAATATTGATAGAGGTACTGTATAAATGTCCCAACCAGCTTCACGTTCAGAACTTATTACTTACTGTAAAAGGCAGTTAGGTGCTCCAGTATTGGAGATTAATGTTGCTGATGAACAAGTAGAAGATCTTCTCGATGATGCTGTTCAGTATTTTCAAGAGAGACATTTTGATGGTGTATATCCAACTTTTTTAAAATATAAGTTAACACAGAATGATATTAATAGAGGAAGATCTAGAGGTGGACGGACTGATAATGTTGGTATTGTAACTACTACTGCTAGTGCAACTATTGATGGTGGTACTACCGAATTTAGTTGGACGGAGACTAGTAACTATCTACAGGTTCCTCCAGAGGTTATTGGAGTAACAAAAATATTCCATTTTGACGGATCAAATTCCATGTCAAGTGGTATGTTTAGTATTAAATATCAATTGTTCCTGAATGATGTATATTTCTGGGGAGCAATGGAGATGTTGACATATGCAATGACTAAATCATACCTTGAAGATATTAATTTCCTATTAACAACACAAAAACAAATAAGATTTAATCAGAGACAAGATAGATTGTATATGGATATTGATTGGGATAATGTTAATGTAGGTGATTATATTATTATGGATTGTTATAGAGCAATGAATCCAAATGATTATACAAGAGTTTGGAATGATTCATTTTTAAAGAAATACCTTACTGCTCTTATTAAAAGGCAATGGGGACAGAATTTAATGAAGTTCCAGGGAGTTAAGTTACCTGGTGGGGTAGAACTAAATGGTAGACAAATTTATGATGATGCAGATAAAGATCTTGAAGTTATCAGAGAAATGATGTCTAACACTTATGAACTTCCACCACTAGATATGATAGGTTAAGAACATGGCACTTAACCCGTTTTTTCAACAAGGCTCATCTGGTGAACAAAGCCTTGTTCAATCTCTTATTAATGAGCAATTAAGAATGTATGGTGTAGATGTACACTATATGCCTAGAAAGTATGTTGAAGAGAAAACTATATTAAAGGAAGTAACTGCATCTAAGTTCGATGATGCATATCCAATAGAAGCATATATTGATAACTTTGATGGGTATGGAGACAACCCAACAATGTTGTCTAAGTTTGGTATTCAGGCAACTAATGAAGTTACTGTAATTATTTCGAAAGAGAGATTTGAAACTTATATTTCTCCTTTGATGAAGAATGAGGAGAATGTAAAATTATCTACTAGACCTAAAGAGGGTGATTTAATATATTTTCCATTAGGAGATCGTCTATTTGAAATCAAGTATGTAGAGCACGAGAAACCATTCTATCAACTTAAGAATACTTATGTTTATGAACTGCGTTGTGAGCTCTTCCGCTACGAGGACGAGGTTATTGATACTGGTGTTGATGAGATTGATGATACATTGGAGGCGGTTGAAGGTGCCGATGGTGAAGATGTACTCATCGGTTCTGGTGGTACACAGAAATTAACTCTTGCTGGTACTGCTGTACAAGCGACTGCTATTACTGGATTTGTCAATGGTGGTATCCAATATATCAGTCTATCCAATAGAGGTAATAGTTATACATATGCTCCAAGAGTAGCAATATCTTCTGCTCCTTCTGGAGGTGTAACTGGTATTGCAACTGCTAATTTACTTGGTGGTATTACTGTATGTTCTGGTGCTGCTGATATTAATAATAGTGCTAAGAGGGTAGTTCAATCCATTAACTTGATAAATCCAGGTATAGGATATACCAGTAATCCAACAATTGAAGTCTTTGGTGATGGAACAGGTGTTGCTGCTACATCTAAGATGGAGAATGGAACAATCGGTATTGTTACTATAACTGCTGGTGGTTCTGGATATTCTACAACTCCTACTATTACATTTACAGGTTTATCAACAGTTTCTGCTGCTGCAACTGCTGTTGTAAGTACTGCTGGAACTATTTCTCAGATTCAAATAACAAATGCTGGTGCTGGATATACAGTATCTCCAACAATGACTATTTCTTCACCAGGAAGTTCTGGTACTGGAAATTATGTATTTAATGAGATTGTTACTGGTAGTGTAAGTGGTGCTACAGCACGAGTAAGAACACATAGTTCTGTTACAAATGAATTAGAGATAGGTAATATCTCAGGCACATTTAAGATTAATGAGGATCTTACAGGAGGAAGTTCTGGTGCTGTACAAAGAATAAGACTAATCGATTTAACCAATTTTGATGATGGATTTGGTGAAAATGATGAGTTTGAATTACAAGCAGATGCTATTTTAGATTTCTCTGAAGGTAATCCGTTTGGTACTCCCTAAATAGTACGTCAGGTCTATAACTATGTTTGAATATTTTTATAACGAAATTTTTAGAAAGACTATAATTTCTTTCGGTACTCTTTTCAATGATATCTCTGTTAAACAAGAGGGATCTGTTGTAAAGGTTCCTTTGGCCTATGGACCTACTCAGAAGTTTTTAGCAAGATTAGAGCAAGCACCAAATCTAAGTCAATCAGTTGCAATATCCTTACCAAGGATGTCATTTGAATTTACTGGACTTACATATGATCCTGCAAGAAAAGTAACTACTACTCAGCAGATCACAGTAAAAGATCCTGATAGTGGAACTGATACTAAGAAGGCATTTATGCCTGTTCCATATAATATGCAATTTGAACTTGCTATTATGTGTAAATTAAATGATGATGCATTACAGATTGTAGAGCAGATATTACCATATTTTCAACCACAATATAACCTAACAGTTCAGTTAGTAGAAGGACTTAAAGAGAAGAGAGATATTCCTATTATATTAGAAAACGTATCAATGCAGGACGACTATGAGGGAGATTATACTTCACGTAGAGTTCTTCTTTATACATTAAGATTTACTGCAAAGACATACCTATTTGGTCCTATTACTTCTGCTACCAAGGATATCGTCAAATCTGTTTCTGTTCGTTATCTTGCTGGTGGTGCTAAGAGTACTGAAAGGGATATCACATACTCTGTCAAACCTAGAGCAATCAAAGATTACAGTGGAGATATTCGTACTGAACTTGCAGAGGATATAGATATCGCTGCAACAGAGATCAATGTGGCAGATGGTACTGAGATTACTGTCAAGAAATATATTGAGGTTGATGGTGAGGAAATGTATGTTAGTAAGATTACTGGCAACAAACTTACCGTTAAGAGAGGTGAAGATAGCACAACTGCTGCTGCACACGTAAGAGGAACACCAGTCAAGGGTATTGATTACACCGCAAGAGAAGATAGTGATCTCATAGAAATGGGAGATGACTTTGGATTTAGTGGTACTATAACATGAAAATGACAAACTTAGATGATGCTTTTAATGTGGAAGTTTCTGAAACTCCTGAAGGTGGATGTGCTACTAGAAAGGATCAACTTACTAATGTAAGTAATGTTGGAATAACACCTGAACAGAAACCTGATAGACTTACTAAAACTGATATTGATAAAGACTATGAATATACTCGTGGTAATCTTTACAGTATTATAGAGAAGGGTCAAGAAGCAATTAATGGTATCTTAGAACTTGCACAAGAGAGTGAGATGCCTAGAGCATATGAGGTTGCTGGACAATTAATTAAAAGTGTTTCTGATGCAACTGATAAATTGATGGATCTTCAGAAGAAACTTAAAGATGTAGAAGAAGAGACGCAACAAAAGGGACCATCTACTGTCAATAATGCGTTATTTGTTGGTTCGACTGCAGAACTACAAAAGATGCTAAAAGCTCAATTGCCTAAAGATTCTAAATAAATCAGGGAGAAAAATCCCAAAGTACTTTTAGTATCCATAAAATGTCGGACCAGTTACCGTCACTAGATGATTTGCTCGAAGAGAGTAAACTTCCATCAGTTGACGATTTTATAAAAGAAGAAGATTTACCTTCGATTGACGACTTCGTTAACGAGGAAGATACTTATTCACAGAAAGATAAAGAACTTAAGAAAACTAATAAAGCAAGGAAGCAGAGATATAAGAGTCTACATTCGAAAACAGATGAAATTGATAATGTAGATGTAAATGAAGAAAATAGTTGTGGTGAAGGAGAATATTTTTGTAATGATGAACAAAAATGTAAACCTATTCCTGCAGGACATAAAGTTCTTGAAGATGGAGAACTAGTCAAGGAAGATGTAGATCTTACAGAAATAGTACGTTTAATTAATGACGTTAGAAAGGATATTCCTGATGTCCCAGAGGTTAAGTATTACGATGAAGAATTAGAGAAACTTGCAATATATGTTGAAGAGATTAAAGAGAGTATCCCAGAGA